AAGGTTAATAGGCGCATCTGGTTCGGCACTCCACTCAAACCAACCGATCGGATCATTGGTCGTGGCTGACGCCAATGCCCTCTCACGCAATTTGTTGAGGATTACTGAATGTTGATCTCCAGCGTTTGAATAAATCCATACTTGAGGATTTTGTGCAGCCATCATGGTATATCGCATTGATGACCAGGCATCCTCATCTTTATATTCTCGCAACTCATCTAAATGAATCGTAGATGGTTTCGAAATTCCTCGACTCGCATTGTTTGCTGCTTTTACCACAAACCGCCGACCACCTTTAAGTTCCATTTCCTCAGCTCCATGTTGCCAGCGGATTTTCTTTACCTCAGATGCCAAGCGATCATTCTCCTCAATAATTGAAACCATTTGTCTAAAGGTTTCTAACGAGGTAGTCAATCGGTGCGCTGATGATAGCTGTAGATTCTCGCCCCATACATACATGCCGGTCAGGATTCGAAGCATCATGAAAGTTGATTTACCATTTTGGCGTGCGATCAAAAGCCCAGCCTCGGTATGATGCCAGCGACCATCTGGTTTAACCTTATGCCCATGAATTGCCACAAACTTTTGCCATTCCATCAAAGGTATGCCGATCTCAACTGCAAAATCAATCATTTCTTGACCTTTTGAAGGTAAATCATTCAATAATGAGTGAATTCGTGGAGTTGGCACACCTCCTAAACTCGATTGAGCCTGATCGCTCCCGATTCCTCCAGAATTAGTCATGACGGGTTTTGTTGTGTCAGGTCGTGCCCAATTGAAGTGTTTTGTGGGTTAGAAAAGGAACGGGGGGTCGGTGGTGTTCTCTTGCTCACAAAAAACCGCCCACCCTTAGATAAATTACATTTTCTACAACTTGGAACAAGGTTGTCATCACTATCATTACCGCCAAGCCTTCTTGGAATAACATGATCGACTGTATCAGCTTCTTGACCGCAGTAAACGCAAATGAATTGACCAGCCCGAAGCACACGTTCCCTAATCTTTCGCCATTGTCTTGTAGATCCACTATCTCTTAATGCGCTTTTACTCAATGCCATCCCTTACGCTTAAAGTGATCTAGTGCTAAACAAGGCGTTTGATGTCTTGCTTTAATATATTTCAAACCCCATTCTACCTGCTTAAACCCATTGACTTTGCTTAAGTATATTGATCTGCCTTGAGGTATGCCGTAATGACTACCGTTCTTAGCTTTAGGATTCCATCTTGATTCTTTGTAATACAACTCATCTAAACAATGAAATTCATCTATGTTGTTTAATTGTATGAAAGCCCATTGTCTGTAATGGTTAGTTCGTGGTTCAGCGGAATGTGCTTTTTCAAAGCCTAAAATGTTGGCTAAACATAGAGCTGTCACAACTAGCGAGCACCTTGCGAACCTCCCCCTTCGGGGTTCGCCTTTTGGCTTTGAGAGCCAATGCTCTTTATAGCGTATCATATAGTTCCAAATCTGACGGCGTGTCTTGCGTAAATGCAAACAATTTTTAAATCATCAAGATCAAGCCAAGTTTCATCCCAACCATTCATATAGACATCCAACCTTCATATTCTGCTTCAGGATGATCTATTAGCCATTGCTTACGCAATTGGTTCTGGTATGCCCAGTTCATTTCGTGATCTCCTTCATTGTGAGAATCGCACATGTAAAGCACTCCTTATCTGCAAACATCCATGATCCGCATTTCTTGCAACGCATGACAGGTTCTTGAGTATCGATTGCCTCAGCTTCATTCTTAACGCCCACAGCACAGCATTTAAGGCATTGGTAAGTTCGAAAGCCTTCGTGTGTTTCGTAGCCATCTAACCATTCAAACTCGGTATTGGCTGAGCAGAAGTTGCATCTAAATTTAACCATCTTTGCCAGCCCATCCAGTTCCCTTAAAGATCGTTGGCACAGCTGTATAGACACGCCTTAAAGGTGCAGCACATACTTGACAATGAGGAATTTTATGATCCATTGGTAAATCCAATACAATCACTAACCCCTCACCATCGCACATGTAATCGTAATTAGGCATGATAAGGAATCCGGTTAATTGCGTGGCAGGAATAGCACCGAAGCAGATCGCCCTCATGAAGTAATCTGTCATCGTTGCAGAGATCGCAAGTAATTCTTGATGGCTCTACTTTTACTCCGTCATCCGTAAAGGTGGCAGTTAAGCCGGAGCCATCGATAATTTGTAATTCACCCATTTATTCACCTCCTTCAAAATACCATTTTCCATTAGCTGTGAGTTTCGCCCATTTGGCATCACATTGTTTTGCCTTGCATACATACCCTCGGTAGGGTTTTCCGCCCTTGCTGATGCCCTCTTTTAAGATATGACCATGCTCGCATGCAGGTGGCTCATTCGGTATTGATGCACCTATTTCAGCAACTACTTCACCAACAGACCATGCAACTGGCTCAGGCTTCTTATCAGCTTCAAAACTATCTCTTAAGATTGTTTCGATTTGTGCTGACTTAGACCCTGGCTTTCCATACATGTTTTGCCGGGCTTCCAGCTTCTCCTTGAATGATGGATTGGTTTCAACCTTTCGCATATCATCTTTGGTTGCAGTTTTGTCAGAGCCTTTAAGTAGAATAATTGCTCTACCCAAAGCTGATGTCGCTGTATCCTCAACATAAAACTTTTTCATGTTAGGAATGTAAGTTTCCCTAGATCCAAATGCCACATTGCTTACCGCCGGTGCAGCATCTTTAGAATCTCGCCACAATGTTGATTGGATCAAGATATAACCCTTTTCAGGATCATGGCTGATAACTGATAGATCTGATCTACCCATTGGATAGTTGGCAATAAACCATTTGTTAAGTGTTGCCACATCCTCATAATCCTCAAGATTAAATGCCATTACTTATCACCCCATTCAAACTGGTCATCTTTGACTGCTTCAAGCACGGTGTTATAGACAGACCCATAGGCAATGAAGTCTTTGATACTGTCATAATGATCTGGGGTTTCACTAAGCCTAGAAACCTTGACAAGTGCCATGCACAATGCAGCTTGGTGTGGTGTGATTGGGAAATCAAGATATGCAGACCAAAGACCTGCAATGCGTTTGTGGTTGTAGTATGGATGTCCATAGACACTTCCACGCTGTTGGATCGTAGTAATGACTTCATTGAGCAATTCCTCAGTTTTTGTCATAATCAAAGACCTCATCTGACTGTGCCTTGATGTTGACCATTCGGCGGTGCATTTCCCACCCATGTGCCCGACCCTTCCAATAACCATTCTGAAAAGCTGTATCTCTAATCTCATAAACAATCCAATAAATAAATCCTATCGCCAGCATTACAGCTGCGACATCTAAACCAAGATTTCTTAGTTCTAGCCATGTATTCATTTTGTTGCCCACTCCCTTATTTGTTTAGGCATCGCAACCGGATTTCGGTCATCGATTACTGTATAAGTTGCTCCTGACGGATGGATGGATGGCGCAGCAGCAACATAACCCTTCCATTTAATGTCAATACCATCATTTAACTTGCCTCTAAAGACATCAGACTTATTGGCTAAGTAGTACAGATGCAAACCATCACCGGTTTTAACTGTGTATGTTGGTTCGAATTCAGGTAGCAATTCGCCACCATTACGATAATCAATATCAAAAACAACTAAGCCTGATTGATAACAGGCTATGCCAATGTTGATGTTTTGATCGTAGTCAAACCAAAAGTTAATAAGTTTTTGATCGGTTGTAGCTGATAGATACGCTCTTTGAGCCAAGTCAAAGTGCGGATCTTTCTTGCGTGGCAATAATGGCAAAACTGCCCATCCTCGCTCCGCATATTCTAAAGCTGTATTTCTACTGCCTAGATCTAGTTTCATGTCGCTCCCTACATATCCACAGTATCTCTGTGAATACATAAAGTTTGACCTAAATCAAGTCTTTTATCTACCTGACCTACGGCGTGTTTTATAACAATTAGATAACGCCAATATCCTCAAGTTCATCGATATGATCATCAATCGTGCGATCGTGATAGTCGGTTTCACGCCCCATAAGACTTTCCAAGAGCTGTGAAACTGCCATCTTTGTTAATTGGGATCATCTGCACGCTCATATTCTTGCCATCCCATTCCATCAAAACTATGCCCATTTGCCAGTTAGCCAAGCCTTTTGTATAGGAGGCTTTTGCCCGGTTCATAAGGTTGCCTGTTTCAACCCCGTAAAGGGGTCTGTAAGCCCCGTAGAGCCCCTCTGAGTAGGCTGACATACCTAACCTATGGGTATGCCCACAAACCACGCTCTTTCCTGCCTTTTTGGCAAGATTTAGGGCAGTCTGCCCAGCGTTGGGATTCATGTTGCCTTCATCGCCATGAGCCAAGATCCAGCCCTTTTCAAATTCGTAAAATGTCTTATGAAAGGTAATGCCCATAGAATCAAAATCCATAAACTTAGCATACTGCAATTCGGGAAGGCTAATCATTCCCGGTACTTTTAATAAAGTGTTATATAAGCGATCAGTATGATTACTGCGGATAATATGAGCTTCTCGGCTGTGCTCTGTGAGAGCCCAAAGGATTTCCTGAGTAGCTGAACGATCATCGTCCAAAGTTTGTTGATAAGCCAAAGGTGTTTTCTCAGCCCATCGGCTAATGGTTTGAAAATCGATCTCATCGCCAACGCATAGAACGCTGTCAAATCTTTCACGCTTAGCCAACTTAATGACATTCTTGACAGCTGTTTCATGGTGGTAGGGAATTTGCAAATCACTTATTACTAAGTATCGCTTAATCGTCATCCTCATCGTCAGTTGGATCAATGGAAGGAATAATCCCGCCATCGCCTACGATCCAATTTGGAAAGGTCTTTTGCTCAGTCATAAGCCAAAATGCATGTTCAGGCGTAAATCCTGCTTTTCTGGCTGCTTTGTAGCATTCATGTAGAGCCATGTAATGCTGATCTATCTTTGTTAATGGCTCAGGAGTTTGGCGAACGATACGACGATTAATCTTTTTTCGTTTAGATGGTTTTCGTGTGTTCGCCATGGCAAAAATTATCGCTTACTGATTAAGACAAACAGATCATCGACACGCTGTTCAAGTCTTGTAATTTGATCTTTCATACTTGTGCCTGAGTTCGGCTTTAATTCTGCTAAGTAGGATTTAATAACCCAACGCAGACCCATGAATAAACTGCCTGTTACAGCGCATACGCCAGAAGCGATAGCGACCCAATCGTTTGCCGTCATTTCGCATTGATTCCGTAATCAGCCTCGGTGCCAGACTTTGGATCCAGAGCCTTAGCAATAGGTGCTACAACTGCTCCAAGCAATGTTGCATAAGCTGGATGGATGTCAGCAACAATGGCTAGTGCCACAGTAATACCGGAAGCAGCCACAGCTCTCAAATATGACTTAATTGCTGCTTTGTGTTTGTTTGATAGTTTCATGCCTTGCCTCCTAGTAGTGGTATGTGAAAAAAAGTGCTGTCTTGATCTGTTTTGCCTTTTTTAAAACTGACATGGATGTGGTGGTTATGAGGGTTGCCTTTAAATTTGCGCCAACGCCATCCAAGAATCGGTGAAGCAATTTTGCCTTGATGAATTACATAACTGATGCGACCATTGGATTTCCCGTATGATCGAATTTGATCTGCCAAATATGCTGAAAGCCCTTTGTCGTCAGAAAGCCGAGCGTCAATATCAATTGCTCGAACGCATCCTGTTGCATCTGGGTTGTGATCGCTTTTTCGTGTGCTATGTCTAGCATCACCAATCCACCCATCAGATTTACGGCTACGCTCTGGGAAGGAATCATCGATCTGTTCCCTTAATTGAACGGCAGCTTTAGATAACCAAGGTTTCATTACGCAAGCAGGAGTTTTGCTTCATCCTCGGTAATGCCTAAACGCTCTAGCAATTCAGCTTTAGCTTGTGCTTTTGCTTCTAATTCGGCTTCAATCTCTGCTTTAGTTTCATCCCTTAAAGAATCTAGTTCGGCTTTTGTTGGTTTAGGTGTATCGGACAACCATTCTAAACCTTCATAATCATCGCCATTCAATGACCATTCTTGACCTTTAAATTTACGAATTAAAATTTTAGTGTAATCAATCATTAGGCTAGTATCTCCATTACTGTGATAGTTGAAACTGTTCGAGGAATAGTAGTTTCATCAGCATCGTTTTCGTTTCTGTTTATGTAAAGTGTTCCTCCCTGAATAATGCCTTGAACTTTGTATGTAGTCGCACTTGTTGTTGAAGGACTGTCTAAAAAGTTTACAGATGAATTAAATTGAATTGCCTGTGAACCTGTTTGTCTAGTTGATACAGTTCCAAATGCTTGGGTTCTATTTCCAGCAGCGTCAGCTCCGGCAATTTGTGTGCTTCCTCGCATTAATCTTAAATGACCCATGCTGTTTGAAGTCGCATCATTACTTGCACCGTTGACAGTAACTAAAACATAAATTTTGCTTGTTGCCGAACTTGGTGTTATTGAAACACTTAATCCTGTAATATCTGTAAAAGTATTACTTGAAGTTGTAAATGTATCAAGTTTTATAGTTTGTAAAACTTGTGCAACTTTTCCACCACCTGAAGCTGGTGTAGCCCACTTCAAACCAGTTGCAGTTGATGAATCCGCTGTTAAAACTGTATTGTTTGCTCCTACTGCTAATCTTGCAAAAGTATCTGCTCCAGTTCCACCAATTAAATCACCCTTAGCATCAAAAGCAGTTGCAACTGTATTTGTTACAACTGGAATCGGTCCAGTTCCTGATGCAACAGAAATTCCTGTTCCTGCTTGCACTTCTGTTATATCACCTTGATCATTATTGATCCATGCTGGAACTCCAGCAGATACACCTAAAATTTGACCATTTGTGCCAATGGGAAGTCTTGTGTTTGTGTTTGCTGTTGATGATCGGTATTCAATATCACCAAGAGTTGTTGAAGGATTTAAGGCTTTAGTTGTTGTATCAATAGATGAACCAAGCGTGCGAATAGCAGCTGCGCCATCCTTAACCAGATCGGTGTCGTCCGGTGTTTCCCAATTATAGTTCGTTGTGTTTGCCATATTAGGCTACTGCTCCAATCGCATTTTCCCATGTAAGTGTACCACTTAGAGTGTTCCAAGCCTCTGAGGCTGATACTTGATCCCATTGAACTGCTACTTGAGAGAATTCGATCGGACTCAGATTTATGGTTAAAAATAATTCGTTGAATCTAGTGCTCCAACGCCAGCCTTCCACATAACCCTCAAACTGTCCTGTTGGGGCTATCTGAACCGGCAAGTCTGTTATTCGCATTGGCTGACCAATAAAGATCCCAAGCAAGGCATCTCGGTCTGTATCATCAATGGCTGAGTTAGTTAAAGGAAATGTAATGCTGTCGAACAAAGCTCTTGGATATGATCTAAGAGCAATATACCGATCAGCCACAGCTTGAGCATCGATAGCATCATGCAAGACTGTGTTAATAGTTTCGCCTCGGTAACCAAAGGTTGCAATGCTATCTAAATCTATGGTGCTGACCTGTGAACCAAAGTTGTTGCCATAATTAAGGATTATGTCGTTTCGAACATCTGCTCCCCTAGTCAAAACCTTTAATCCTGCCCCAAAGGCTGCGTTGGCTGAAATCTCTGTATAACCATTATTGGCAAGATAATTCTGGCGATGAACCGCATCCGCATATCCAATGCGACCTTCACTGTCCTCATACAAAACACCAAATGCGCTATCAGCAATAAGGCTTGCAATGTTATAGACAGTATCTGGGTTAGCGCCTCGATTTGTTATTTCATAAACTCCAGGACGATCTATATCACCAAGTCCCAAATTTTCAGCATTTGCCCAAGTAACTGTTGCATCATAACCTGACCAAGTTTCGGACGCTGGTACTTCATTCCAGTTGTTTAGGAATAAATCAGCAAGCAATTCATACATTTGATCGCCGTCATCATCTCGAGCCAATGTTCCGTCATAAATAACTTTTGGCAACTTAGCCAATGAACCTAAAGCAATTATTGTGTAACTAAAGGTTTCAGCAATGCTACTTGCTGATGCAACCTCGGTTGTGATGTCTGTGATATTTCCACCAAATAAAGTCTTAAATGTGTTAGTGCTGTCTTTTACTTGCAAGGCTATTCCATCATTGATTTGGAAATTGTAATTTTCGTTATTTAAAGCCACTAATGTAATCTGAATATATGATGGGGTTGGTTGAACGTAGATATCCTCACGACCTGCCTGATGTGCAATATCAGAAATGGCAACATCAGTGTATTCCACACCATTAATGCTTAACTTATATTCAGGCGTAAAGACTGACATTATCTCGCTCTAGTAATGCCGCTGTTGTATAACTGTGGAACTGATCTTGATGAACTTTGGTTAATTACCTTAGCAACAGCTCTAGCAGCACCCTCGGAATCTACTGCTTGAACTGTAATGTTATTGACAGTAGTGCCAGCCCTAGCAGCACCTGATGCTAATTGAGCAGCTGTGGCAGTTTGAGCAGCGGCGGTTGCACCTGTGGATGCAGCAGTTGATACACCAGAACTTCCACCTACTGGACTAATATTTGGCAAAACTGGAATTGCATTGTAAGCACTTATCAACCTATTAATCCCTGAAATCGCATTATCAACAGCGGTTTGAATTGCAGATATAACTTTGCCAATAATATCGGTAATGCCACCTGCTATCACTCCGATAGTCTTTAATGCTGCGCCTAAGCCAGTTACTAAAATTGGAATAACAACATCAGTAACAAACTTGCCAAATGCATCAAATGCTTCTTGATTGTCTTTAATGGCTTGTTTAATTGGATTAAAGTATGTTGCAAACTCTTGCAATTTAGGCACTACTTGATTGACAATTAAATCAACAAACTTTTCAATAAATGGCAATAAACGATAGCCAATTTCCTCTTTGGCTTCCTCAAATGCTTGCTTTAATCGATCAATTCTGCCTTGAAATGTTTCAGCGTTTGCAGCTGCTGCGCCACCATAAAGGTTGGTTAATGCCTTGGTTGTTTCCGTAAAATCCATAGCCTTTAGATCGGCTTGACTTAAACCTATTCCTAATCTGGCAAGTCTTGTGTCTTGTCCTTCATAGGCTTTTGATAGAGCTTCAACAACTGTGCCAAGTTCTTTGCCAGTTCCTTTTGATACATCAATTGCAAGGGTAAGCAATTTTTGAGATTGAGTTACATCCTTAGTTGAAACAGACAACCTCTGGAATGATGCTCGCAACTCATTGTCGGTTATGCCGGTTGCTAATTGTGTTTGCCGTATATAGTCCTCAGTTGCCGCAATTTGGGCATTTGTAGCCCCTGTGGCGGTCTTTAAGGCAGCAGCCAACCTCAATTGTGCCTGCTCATCCTCTATCGCTGATTTGACCCCATCAACGGCTAATTTGCCGGCATAGGCAGCAGCGGCAGCAGCAGCGACCGCAAAAGCAGCAGCAACCTTTTTGCCAAACTCTCCAACTTTTTGACCAAAACCTTGAATCTCATTATCGGCTTTTGCTAAACCTTTTTGTAGGTTATCAATATCAGCAACAATTGAAAGGGTTAAAGCTCTACTACTATTAGCTGCCACTTGACCATTCCTTTACAATCGATGTAATTATTTCATCAAATTCTTTAATAATTTCTGGCTGTGAAGCTCTGATTGCCGGATAAATAAACCAGCCTCTTGAACCCGGCCCTTTAGGCATCGGCCCTGACCATCTTGGCATGTTTGGAAATCTTTTGCTTCCAAACTCATAACCTCCACCAATACCCGGTCTATTTCCCGGTGGATCATTTCTAGTGTTAAATTGTGTTGTTGCACCGCCTGAGAATTTTTGTGATGCAAAACCAAATTTCAATTCACCCTGTAATGATGATTTTTTTACTTGACCGCCATCGGCAATTCTTTGAGCTACTTTACCTCGACCAGCAGCAATTGCTCTGATTGCAGATAATTGTTTGCCAACTAATTCTTGAATTTTTCTTTTAGCATCATCTTTGGCAGTATCATCCATTTTGCGAAAAACTCTTGATATTTGATTTAACTCACGCTTAGAAAAGAAAATCGAAGGCTCGGTGCTAACTGCCATTTCTTTTCTCCAATATCTCGATCGCTGTTAAAATGTCCTCTGCTTCAACCCATTCGCTCATTGGTATATGAGTTGCAATTGCCAACTCCACCAATAATCTGTTTAGGCTTCCTGCTTTGTGGCTTTTGGGTCTGCATCACCAACAACGACATCGGCTACTGTTTCCATCCAAATATCCATTGGTTTGATGGGTTTACTTCCGGCAACTTCACGCTTATGAGCATGATAAGCCAAAAACATAAGATCCCAAATGCCCAACTTTTCGGATGCCTGACCAATGATGTTTCCTGTCTGCTTTTCCCATTTTGCCCACTCAGGCGGTTGGGCTACATAAGTAACTTGCTCGCCTGAGTTATATTCAATTGTGATTGGTAATTTCATTTGTTTGCTCCCGTTTTGTTTTTTAACTAAAGGTTTCGGTTACTGCGCCTTTAGATACTGTGAAGGTGAATGATACTGTCTGAGCATCAATACCTGAACCACCCGCTGTTGGAAACTCAGGCTTTACTGGAAACACGAATTGTGCTCCTGATGCAGCTGTAAGTGTCATGCTGATGTCTGTATCTGGTGCAGTTTCAGCAGCTGTCCATAGAGCTTCGCAAACTGAGTTTGCCTTGCCCCAGTCAGCCAACATATCCAACTGGAATGTTCCTGAAATGTTTGTGGTCTTGTAAGCCTCGCCCTCCATGGTCTGATAAACCTGACGCTCATTGACCTTGGTTAGAACTGCGTTTGTCGCTTGTGCTTGAATATCTGTTCCACCTGTGAAAGATAAACCAACATCACGACCGGTAATTACGACTGTTGCCATGATTTCTCCTTATGCTGTTTGTGTGTAG